TGCATTAGCAGAGTTTCCAAAATTAGGTATCAAAGGAGTTTTACAGGGTGACTTAATGTTTACAGATGATGTATCTACAGACACTATAGATGGTAAGAAGTATTATACATTTCAACCAAACACTATTGTTTATGCAGTAGATGTTGATTCAGATTTTGGAAGACAGATTAAGAAAGCAAAGATTGGTGTTGTTTGGCATACAACATATACAGGTAAAGAGTTACAAAGTATGAAAGCATCTTTTGGAGTAAATATATCAAGTCTTAAAAATGTAAGTTCGGTTTGGATGGATGATGCAACATTTAAAGATGTATCAGGAAGTGCAACATTTACAGAAAAAGAAACAGAAGCAATAACAAAAGAATTGTCTGTTGCTGGTAGAACATTTCAAAAAATTAATGCATCCATGTTAATTAAGTTTTTAAATTTACAAAATAGTTTTACAGGTGCAATAGTTGGAGCAGGATTAAAGACATACAATAATGTTAGTGTTAGACAAGGTAAACCAATTACAAATCCTAAGGCACATGCAATGGGTTATGTCAAACATGTAGAATTAAAATTACAAGAAATGATTGATAAGTCAAAAAGTCCTAAAGGAAAAGATAAGTATAGAAACTTACAAAAAGAATATAAAAGAGAAGTAATGAAACATGTTGGAAACTTAACACAAATAATTACATTTCAAAATGCGATTGTAAATGCTAAAATGTTAGTGGTGAAAAAATTAAATCGCATTAGAAGTATTGGAACATTTATTAAAACAAGTAACGGATTTAAAGTATCAAACCCAGAGGGTTATGTTGCAATAGATAGAGTATCAGGTAACGCTGTAAAATTAGTAGACAGAATGGAGTTTAGTTATAATAACTTTACTGCCATCAAAGCATGGGATAAGTAGAATGAAAAAATTTAACGAATATACACAATTAACCGAAGCAAAATATGGTGCAATATATGAACCTAAAAATATTAAAACCTATGAAGATGCTTTAGACCCAGAAGTTTTAATTAGAGGAATGGGTAGACTTTTATTAAGTCAAATAAAAAGAAACATATTAGACAAATATAAAGAATTAGCTCTTGATATGAGATTATCAACTAATCCTGCTAGTGCGGGTAAAGGAGCAGAATTTGGCGAAGACCACTTATATAAAATACAAAATCAATTAATATATTTTGTTGGAGCTTTGGCAGATGTTGAAAAAGAAATGAAATCATCACAGTACAAAAGAAAACTGACAATATTAAAAAAGAAATAATGAAAAAGTTTATAGACATAGTAGAAGCACCTAAAACAGTATCATTTACTTTTGGTAGATTTAATCCACCAACGACTGGTCATGAAAAACTATGTGATGCTGTAAAGAAAGCAAATCCTAGTGACTATAAAATCTTTGCCTCTCAATCACAGAATCCTAAGAAAGACCCATTACAATATGCAAAGAAAATTGCATATATGAAACAATCGTTTCCTAAACACAAAAATAATATTATAGTATCAAAGTCTAGAAATATTTTTGAAATATTAGTAGAACTAAACAGTTATGAAAATCTTATCATGGTTGTAGGTTCTGATAGAGTTGCAGAATTTAAAAAAATAATCAACACATATAATGGTGTTAAAGCAAGACATGGATTCTATGAATATAAAACAGTACAAGTATTAAGTGCTGGAGAGCGTGACCCAGATGCTGAAGGTGTATCAGGAATGTCTGCATCTAAAATGAGAGCAGCTGCAGTCGATAGTGATTTTGATTCATTCAAACAAGGAACACCACTTAATGATACACAAGCTAAAAAGTTATACTTTGATGTTCGTAAGTCTATGGGTATCAGAGAAGAATTGAATTTATCTGATTTAGAAACACTAAGAGAATTATATCTTTCAGAACAGATTTGGAATGTTGGGGAATTAGTTTTAGCACACGATAAACCATATGAGATTATTCGTAGGGGTACAAACTACATAACTGCTATAGATGAAACTTATAAGTCACATAAGTTTTGGTTACATGAAATTTCTATGTATGAGATGAGTGGAACTGCTTTAAAGAAAATATCACAAGAGTTTAAAGACAAAAGTAATGATTTTTCACATGGAAAGGAGTTTGCATTTTTATCTGGGTTGATGAAAACAATTAATCATAGAATACTAGCAAAAGATTTAAAATCGTTTATAACAAGACATGTAGAAATAAAAAGTGATATAATAAAAGTATTAACCAAATATCTAAAACCATATGAAGTTAAAGCTCTTACAGAAGTTAAACAAGATAAAGATATCAAAGACAAAGAAGGTACTCAACCTGCTAAGTATTATGGAAACAAGATTGCAAAATCTACTAAAGATAAAAGAGATGCACAGTTTAAGAAGCAAACCAAAATGGATGATGATGACCCAGATGCTTACAAACCAGCACCAGGCGATGCAACAGGAAAAACTAAACCATCTAAACATACTAAGAAGTTTAAACAGATGTTTGGTGAAGATGACGGATGTTGGGATACTCATAAAAAAGTTGGCATGAAGAAAAAAGGAAACAGGATGGTTCCTAATTGTGTTCCAAAAGAAGAAGATAATCCGAGAATTCCTAGAAAGAAAGGACAACCTGCTGGAAGTAAAAAACATTCAGACTTATATACAGATGAAAACCCAGAGGGTACAATTCAAGGATTAGGATTTAAAGATGTAGAAACTTCAAAGTCAAGTGTTGCAAAGATTGAAAGGTCTGATAGAACACATGCACATAAAATACAAGCTGCAGTTGCAATGGAACAGAGAGCAAAAGAAATGGGTAAGAAAGCAGAAGCTGCAATCTATCGTACATACATTGAAAAGATGAAAAAGAAAACTAAAAGAATGAGAGAGTTTACAGAATTTATGTATGAACAAGCACCTGATACTACAGATGCAATGAAAAGATACAAAGCTGGTAAAGCAGGATTTACAGATATTGCACATCTCAAAGCAAAAGGATTAATTAAAAGAGCAGATGGTACAAAGAGAAAATCTGAAATGAAAGAAGCATTACAATTCTATCCAAAGGATTTAAAAGACTTCATTCAAATACCAGACTTTCCAAAAGATGATGTAAAAGAAATGGGAACAATTAGAAAACTCATATCTACAAGAACAGATAAAGATGAGGAAAGTGTTGCAAACAATGACAAAGATTCATTCTATTCAATCAAAGAATACATGAAGAAGATTGATGTCAAATTCCATGAAGATGAATTAAGAGATATTGTACAACAAGCTGTTCCTACTATTAAATATTTTAAGAATAAGTTTAACAGAAGTAGACCTTTTGAATTAGATGATAATCTAGATGTATTAGGAAGTACAACAAACAAAACTAGGTCATATCCTAGTGGACATTCGACACAGGCAATGATTGTTGCTTTATATGTAGCACGAAAGTTTCCAGAACACAAAGATGGTCTTATAGAAGCTGCAAAAGAAGTTGGTATTGGTAGAGTGAAAGCAGGATTTCATTTTCTATCAGACCACATCGCTGGCCAGATGTTAGGAACAAAAATGTTTGAACATATGAACAAAGAAGATTATGGAAAATCTTTAAAAGAATACTATCTAATGGGAACACCAGAATATGATGAGTATTTAAGGAAGTTAACACCAGGCGAAAAGGTAAAAGAAAATACTAATGAATGGGGTGAGATAGATGAAGATGCTGAGTATCAAGGAAAGAAAGTCAAACTAAATAACCCTGTTAGAGGTGGTAGTAAGAAGTTTTATGTATATGTAAAGAATGATAAAGGTAATGTAGTCAAAGTATCTTTTGGTGATACTACAGGATTAAGTATCAAAAGAGATGACCCAGAAAGAAGAAAATCATTTAGAGCAAGACATAAATGTGACCAGAAAAAAGACAAAACTACACCAGGTTACTGGTCTTGTAAGTTCTGGGAGAAAGGAAAATCTGTGACAGACTTAATGAAAGGATAAATACTAGAATGGATATATTAAACGAGAAAATTGAAGGATTAGTGAAGAAGGCTGAGAAGTCTAAAATGCCTTATGGTATACTTAAAAAGGTATACGATAGGGGTATGGCTGCATGGAAAACAGGACATAGACCTGGCACAACCCCACA